TGGGTCTTCCTTCACGAGTTTCTCAGTCTTTTCAGTTTTCGTAAAAAACAATAGTTCCGCATCCTGCTCCGTGACTGACGAGTTACTTACGCTCTCTGCCATTGGTGCATAGGTTTTACGTTTGTGCGAAACGGTAGACTTAATGAATTCCTCGGGTGAAAATGGTTCAACAATACCGACTTCTCTAACAACCATGTTTCGAAATGATTGACAGGCCTGAAAGATCCCCGGAAGCGGTTGAGGGGGAGGGCCATAGGTACCATTCGGAAGTTTCACATTGAACAACCTTTCATTTAATGCGCGAAGCGAATTGTGTAATGTGTTGTCAAACCGAATGTATAGTTTGGGTGGACTTAGACCATAAACGTCAAGAAATTGCTTTCTATCGTAAACAGTCTTTTTCTGATAAGTGATGCACTTTATCCGTATCTCCGAGGAGATAGTAGCTAAGTGTGGTCCACAATCCACACTTTTACGCATAAAGGTGCCCCATTAATATTTGATAGGATGCGACTCCTGATACTCAACAAGACGTAGTTTGTTAGGACTAAAGTTGTCTTGGAGGTACAAGTTAGTTGCATGCTCAAATAACTTCAAGCGTTCTTGTATGGTCAAGGATGGATAATGATCCCTTAAGTAAGCCAATACAGCGTGTTGAAGTGAAGCAGGATTGCATCGAATGCCGTCAACTGACAAAGTGACCATTAAAGCGACCATTTCTCGAATGTAGTCGTCTCTGGAATCAGGGACCCAAATGGTTTCCTGACTACCGTTAGCATTAATGGTGACTTCTGTTGAAAATCCATCCCTTACCTTCACACCATTGTAAATTGATGGCCAGATATCAAGTAGGCGATATTCAACATAAAGAACTCGTAAAAACAAGCGCTTCATGAATGGAATAACGTGTCGTCTCGACAAAGTGACCACGTATAACATGGTGGAAATGGCTGTTACTTTGCTCAGCAGTCTAGTCAAGTGTAAAGCGAGACACTTGTCTACTATGGAACTATAGCAACCAAATAAAAGTGAAAAATCGTGAATAAAATCTTCCACAAAAAGATAAGCTTTGATGAATAAACCCAAACATAATCCATAAAGTGTCAAAAAGCACAAATTGATGACACTAGTTAATCCTGAGTACAAGGTATAGAGAGCAGTACACAGTGTAATTCCAATTCCAAATATGTAAACAG